CAGTAATTGTATCCACCAACATAGCCATCTGGTTCTTGGGGGTTAGCAAATCCATTACACTTGCAGCCTTAGCTACAGCAGGTTGGAACACACAGCTTGCTGCTACTGTTGGTATATTGACTGCCTTGTTGGCCTTTGATTTTGGCGGATATTTGTATAATGAATTCAAAATTGTGAGAGAGTTTGGTAATGGGCTTGCCGCTGCTATGCAAACAGCTGCTAGTGAGATTGAATATTACTGGGATTATCTGATTGCCCATATGAAAGCAGCACTAGCTGAATTCATTAATTGGGTGAGCAGCCAGCTTCCCAGTTTGGTAGGTCCATTAGCTAGCATAATGAATGCTGTAACACCAGGATCAGGAACAGCTTTGTCTGGTATAGCTGCCGCTGGTGGTTCACAATACACTATGGATAGTGATTTGGCTGCGGCACAACTGCGTCGCAAACAGAGGCAGGAAAGTATTGGTGCCGCATATAACGCTCAAAATGATGAAACGGCAGCAGCATTTGGTTCCAACTCCAGACTTACAGGTAAGTCATACTTTGCTAGTGCCGGGGATTCTGTATCTCAGTTGATTGATCAACTGGGAGAGTGGAATAAGGCATCTGACTCTTTGACTGTATCAACAAAAGAGTTGGATTCATCAGTTGAGGATACTACATCAGCAGTTGATGAATATAAAGAGAGGGTGCGGGATACAAGCATCCTATCTGAAGAAGCACATAAACATGTGCTACAAATGACCCAATCTATTGTTGATGAAGCTGCCGCATTACAGCAAAGTCAGCGTGAACGCAATGTGTTAGTGAAAGTTGCTCAATTCCAAACCGTTGCTGAAGAGGCATATGGTAAGGAGACAGAACGCACAACCCAGGCAATCAAAGACTATACCAAAGCTGTGAATGACTTGGAGGATGCTAGAGCAGACAAGAAGTTTGATGAAAGAATCAGACAGCTTAGGGATGAGCGTGAAGCTCTGATATTGAACAACAGAGAGAGGGCGGTAGCTGTTGAAACTGCCAAATTCCAAGCAGAAGCTGAACAAGCCTACGGCAAAAATTCAGAAAAGGCAGCTGAGAAGACAGCACTGTTCCGAGAGGAATTGGATAAGCTGAGCAGAGCAAGAGAGTTGAAGAGCATGTTTGAAGGTGTTGGAGATGAATTTGGCCAGATGGCTACAAACATGGTCTTTCATGCCAAGTCATTGACTGATGCGTTGGAGGAGTTGATCAAAGCTATTGGAGAATTGGTATTCCAACAGCTTGTAGCTAAACAGATCAGCAACTGGGTCAGCACAGGACTCATGAGCACGTTTGGTGGTGCTGCCGAGAAGGGTAACATATACAGTGGTGGATCAATTGTGCCCTTTGCTTCAGGCGGTATAGTATCAAGGCCTACAATGTTTCCCATGTCTGGAGGAAGGACTGGTCTAATGGGAGAAAATGGGCCAGAGGCGATCATACCACTTGACAGAGATTCCAGGGGCAGATTGGGCCTTGCTGCACCTAGTCAAGGCAATGTGGTGAATGTGAAAATGACTGTTGTTACTCCAGATGCTGATTCATTTAGGCGTTCTAATAGGCAAATCATGGACGGTGTTACCAGTTTGGCCAGGAGAGGTAAGTAATGTCGTTTCATGAGGTACAATTCCCCAAGTCCATCAGTTGGGCCAGCAAAAGCGGAGTAGGATACAACACCAGTGTCATAGAGACTGATGGAGGGCAAGAGCATAGGGTTGCCAGGTGGGATAGTGGTAAGCATATGTATGATATATCATATGCTATCAAATCCTACTCAGATCTGTCCATTGTGAAGTCATTCTTCATGGCCCGTAAGGGTGCTCTAAATGGGTTCAGATTCTCTGATCCGGCTGACTATACTTCCAATACAACCAACCCAGCGTTTGATGGTGGAGGTTCTGGAGTTGCCGATCAGTCCATAGGCACTGGTGATGGATCAACTACTGTATTCCAGCTTATCAAGACATATACTTCTGGGTTGTCTTCAGAAGTGAGAGTCATTGAAAAACCTGTTGCTGGTACAGTAAGAATCTATTTCAATGGGGTGTTACAGGCATCCGGTTGGTCAGTAGATACCACTACAGGTATTGTAACATTCACATCGCCACCCACTGCTGGAGTTGCTATTGCTGCATCATTTGAGTTTGATGTGCCAGTTAGATTTGGGTCTGATGTTGACAAAACGTTGTCCACTGCTCTAACAAACTATGGTCAGGGCGACATAGACTCAATATCACTTGTTGAACTTGTGAACCCACAACCAGGTTATGTTACAGACTACTTCTATGGCGGATCATATGAGGTTGTGATAAACGCAAACACAACGCTGTCAACTGGTTTGGGTAAATTGTGGGTGATTGGTACACAAGCCTCTGGACTAAAAGCGGTGTTGCCTGATCCAACAGATATACCAACTGGCGGGATAATCTTCACAGTCATAAATGAAGGGCCAGACAGCATTGATCTAACCAACCATCTAGGGTCTGTGTTGCTGTCTATAGCTGTTGGTAAAGGCGTGGATGTTATTTTGAGTAAAGCAGCAGATGACTCCAAAGTGTGGATTGCTATATGAGCATCAGTCAATCAGTATACAATGGCGGTGCTCAAAAGATAACATCGTCAACATCTTTGCATGCTGCCAGCCCTCGTGTAACAAGCTGTTATAATGTAGGGTCCATAGATGTCAATCTACCCAACCCATCAGCCATACCTACACGACATAGAGGCCCAGGTTGGTTCTTCATAACAGCACATGGCGGATCAGTAGCGATCAAGTCTCATACAGGATCCACTCTGGCCACGCTGACTTCTGGTAAAGCTGCTCAGATAAATTTGGCGTCATCATTTAAGGTTATTGTCACAGACATCAACACAGCAAAGACATTCCATAGGGGTAGCAGGCCCAGTGTTGTAAACTCTTCAGTGAGACGCACTTATGATCCATTTTGCTTTATTGGAGCAGGATGTGATCTAGCCAAATCTCTTGGTAGCACACCATTAGATGGTGAAGACGGCAGAGATTTGGTGGCAGCACCATTTTGTGAAGATGTCACCCTACATGCTAAGAATCAAGCCAGAGAACCAGTTAGATCAGCTGATTTGATCATGCCCAGTGTGATTGTATTAACATTTGCTGGGCTTATTGAATCAAACTTCACACCTGATCCTTTACATCCTTCAGCTTTGACTGTGCTACCACCAGAAGCATATGATGCTCTGAGGAATACAGACAAACCGCATGGACTTGAATACGATCCAGCACTTTCAGGCAATAGCAAAGTATCTAGACACCCTCACCATGTAAGGTGGCAGGGCACTTCTCCATCATTGGGGTGGGGTATGGGACCAGGTGTTGGTGACTTAGAGATCACAAGATACGTGTGGAAGAAAATCATTCCATACAAGGATTACACAAACGGCACAGGTAATGAATTCAACATTGAATTGAGATTTGTTGCTGAAACAACTGTGCCTTCTGGAGGCGGTACCCAAGATCCAGATGTTGGAGCGTGGGGTACAACATTCACAATCTACATATTTTGTGATCAGCTATCTGCTGGGTTTGATGATGGTGACTCATTTACTCCAGTCGGTGGATCTTCAATGGTCTGGACCAAAGATGATCCATTTGCCTGGGGTCTTGCTCCTGGAGTGCCATCAGGAACACAAGCTGATAAGTTTTGCCACCCTCAGTTGCTCGCTGTGGGGATGCTACCAACAACACTACACGCTCCCATAGGTAAGGCTTGGATACCCTGGGAAGACAGGAAGTATCACAAACTGTTCCAAGGTCCATACAGTGCTAGAGGCGGCAATAGAGAGTTGTGCTATGTCTGGAGTAATGGTGCTCCATGGACTCCGGGCACTTGTTCTGATCCAGCACCTAATGGTGTAGGAATCATTGGTAACATAGTGTTTGGCAGACAAATAGGTACAACTAGTTGTGCGGCAATGACTCTTGGTGGTGATTTTCCAAAATCAAAACCCTATGAGTTCATTGTGTGGGAAAATGGTTTGGGCGTAGGCAGAACCTACCTACAACCTGTAAAGCCAGGATGGGATGAGGAATGTGGCAAGTTGGACATTGCCGGAGGGTCTTCAGGATCAATAAACATCTGTGTTGATGACAAAGATGGCATAGATGATGGTACAGGTAGAAGGGAATGGCCTGGAGACAAACCTCAGCCTTGCCCAGGACACCCAGATGAGCCCTTTGAAGGCGTGGGCGGGTCTCATCAATGCTTTAACACAAATGAGGCACCACAGCCAACTGAAGCTACGTGCTGCTACAGCACAACAGACTGGGCCTCTGCTCTAGCAAGAGACTATTGTGTGAAGACTGTGAATACTTATGGCGACTTCACAGGTAGTGAATGCGAATTGCTGAGCAGCAAATGTGAACAGTTCGCTACATTTGCTAGGCAGGCTGTGTGCGACACTTACGATTATGACATGATGATGTCTGGTAATCAAGACAATCGCATTCTCACCTGGTACAGGCCCCTGTATGACCCCGATTGGATTGCAGACACCTTTGTGTATCCGGTCAATCCATCTGATTTCCAAGATGCTGTTGGAAGTTGGAATCATGTACCTACGTACATAGATGTAGCCTCAGCTTCAGGATCTGGACCCATCAAAGCTCTTGTGTGGTATGTAGCAGGCACAGTATATACCTGGAAGGATTGTAAAGTCATAGCCAGAGCTATGAAGGCAACACAAGCCGCACATGCCTTGTCTGTTAGAGGTTCACTAAACGGCTCTAATCAATTTACTGGGTATATTGGAGTAGTTGATCCTACAGGTGGTACAAATGCTACAGTATCCATTATCAGATACTCCAATGATTCACCCACTGTTGTGGCTACAGTTAACATCTCTAATCTAGACAATGATAATGTAGCCATGCAATTAGAGGCCTGGGGTACATTTGTAGAATTCAAATGGACTGTTAGCGGACACTCACAGGACTCGTTGAGTGTTGACGAATGTGGTCCATCTGAAGGCAATGGAGGATTGGCTACAACAGATGCATCCACCAATGTTAAGTTTGATGGAGTGAGAGTTGAGGACACCAATCAGCAATATGTGTTGATTGAAGCCTACGCCAGCAAGTTTGGTGCTGGTGTGACCTTCCCGCTGAAGCTCCATGGTGTGTACACATTCCCGTGTATAGGTGTAGAAACTGGGTTGGATTGCGGTAGTTGCTGCGACCCACCTAAGTGCAATTGTAAACAAACAGCTGCGTCTGCTGTATACACAACATCGGCTTCTCATGGTGGTGGTGACGACATACTATTGCCTGATTGCCCCACAAATGGCGACAATCCAACAAGATATGGCGGAGGGCTGTATAGGTGTGATTGTGCTGGAGATTGGTGTCCGCCAACTGGTTGGTATTGTGGAGACTGCCCTTTCCCATTCCCCAGTCTTGAGTTGGGATTACCTGGTTGTAGACCAAAGGATTGGGACGATTCTGTTGAGCCAGTAATTTGTAAGGGTATCACCTATTGGTGGCATACCATTACATCATGTATGTGAGATCATATGAGCACTGATTTTCAAACAGCAATTCTGAGGGAAGCTGAGAAGATGGGCCTCAACCCAGCAAACCTCAGCAAAGCACAATTCACCATGCTGGGTATACGGGTCAGGAGCACCCTAGAGAAGATACAAGCTGGAGCAAAAGCTGTTATCTCACGCACCAAAACAACTCTAGGCATACAAGTTGTGTTGCCACAGATAGCAACAGAAAATGAGGCTATCTGTACAAAGAACACTTGTGGTAAGTTTAGGATTTTGAAGAGCGGAGATCCAGCATGTGATGCTTGCACCTGTAGTGCGTCAATGCTTAGAGCCAAATGGAGAGACGCAAAACAGATGTGCCCTCTGCCTGTTCCGTTATGGGACAACAACGGCAAACCATGCAAATCAGACGAGATGGCTACAAGTAGGGGTGATGGGTATGCGTAATGTATTGATGCCGATGACATCTTTGATGGTTAATGGGGTATACAGATTCGCATCCCTGTGGAAGATTGAACGCACAGACGGTGTTGTGCTAAGGTTTACAGACCACAATAGAAACATCGAGTATGAAGGGGAGACATACCAACCCACAAACGGAGCAATCACAACCACAGCTGTCCAAAACAAAGACGGCCTTGACCCTCCTAACATTGATATCAGAGGGGCAATATCCAGTGACGCTATTACAGCAGACGATTTGAGAGCCGGATTGTATAGAGGTGCTGTGATAACAGAGGTCATAGTGGATTGGATGCAACCTTGGGCTGGTAAATTCACCATTGAAAAGTTTGACGCACTAGACACGACACACGATGTTGGAGAGGTTTGGAGTGCCAAACTTGAGAGCATTTTGGGCAGATTGAAAAGAAGGGTGGGTCATACTTACACCAAAGGGTGCAGGTGGGGCAGGCTGGGTGATGATGATTGTGGTGTGAACTTAGGCAGCCTATCACAATTTTGCACCGTTGATGTAGTCACCAAAACCAGGATGGCCTTCACCAGCGATGCCTCATCTGTTGATGGATATTTTACTGATGGATATGTAGAATGGGCGCCTGGTGCCGGCAATGAGAATCTAAAGCACGAAGTGAAGATATTCACAGCTATTGGTGGTGTTGTAGAGTTGCAAATCAAAACTCCATACGACATCAATTCTGGCGACCAATTCTTGATATTCCCAGGCTGTGATAGGTCTGTGGATATTTGTAAGACCAAGTTCAACAACATCAGCAACTTTGGTGGATTCCCATTTATTGCTGGAACAGACTCAATGTTGTCAACGCCAACTAAGGGATCTGGTTGATACACAGAAGTGACTACATATCTGCTGTAAGATCCCTTGTGGGCAGCAAATTTGCCCATTGCGGCAGAGGGCCTAACTACGATTGCTGCGGCATTTTGATTGCTGGAGCCAAAGCTATTGGATACCCGACAGTAGACTGTCCTGGAGGATACTCCAGGTTGGCTAATGGCGAGTTGATGGTGTTGTTAAAACAGAACGCATATGAGATCAACATTTCAGAGGCCAAACCAGGAGACATAGCTGTATTCTGGTTTGATAGAGTGACAAAAGAGCCACAACACGCTGGCCTGTTTACTGAGTCCATGGGAATCATACATGCCTACATCCATATTGGTAAAGTTGTAGAGCACGGTATGAACAAATTCTTTACCAAACGATTGTGCCATGTACTGCGATTGCATGGGATGGAGGATTAATGGCAACTCTTGTACTAGGCATTGTTGGTAACTTCATATTCCCTGGTGTTGGCGGATTGCTTGGTGCTGCCGCCGGTGGATTAATTGACAACTACCTGTTGATGCCTGCTCTGTTTCCAAAGCCAGACATAGTTGGTCCCAGAATGACCGACTTTCAAGTGCAGCAAGGTGCTGAGGGATCTGACGCTAAATGGATACTGGGGCAACGCAACAGACTTGCTGGTACTGTGATTTGGATGCCCAAAAAGGAGGATGGATCTGTAGCTTTCATTGAAGAGGTGAATACTACAGGCGTAGGTAAAGGCTCAGGAGGGCAATCAGTCAGCAACTACACGTACTACATAGATGTAGCAATCGCTCTTGCTACTACAGAAACCCTGCCAGATTCTAAAGTCAACAGAATGATCAGATTGTTTGGTGATACCAAACTGATGTACGACAATGGGTCCATCGAAGGCTTGTATGAGAGCATCACATTTTATGATGGGTCTCAAACTTTACCTGATCCTCTCATAGAGTCTTATGAAGGTGTTGGAAATGTGCCAGCATTCAAGAAGACTTGCTACATTGTTGTAAAGAAACTGGCCTTGGCTGAATTTGGCAGATCATCACTACCCAACATGTCTGCTATTCTTGAACAAGACTACGACATGAGCTTGGGCAAGGCAATCAAGAGGTTGATGGTCAGAGCGGGATTTGACGAAGATGATATTTTGACTGAGTACCTACCACAGTGCTTTGCCGGAATGATGGTGAATGGTCCTCAAAGCACAGCTGACGTCATGCAACCATTGCTGTTGGGATACGGCATGGTTATACAAGACACTGGTGAAGGTATAGTATTCTTGCCTAGAGGAGAGGAGCAAGTCATTACCATCGCTGAGAATGATCTCAGTGCTACAGAAGAGGACTCACGACCGCTAAACAAGATCGAATGGTCAGACACAAATGACTACAGTTTACCCTCTGAGTGTGTTGTAACTTTCACTTCTACAGAAAACGATACACAACAGGGTTCACAACGAGCCAACAGACGCAATTTTGTTGGTCAAGGAGTGATCAGGTTAAACATGCCTGTCACTCTACAGCCATCTGAAGCCTCAGCAATGGCTAAGAGGCTTGTCTGGTCAGCTGAAGTTGAAAGGAAGACATTCAAGCTGAGCTTGCCTCCATGGTATATTCACCTACAACAAGGTGATGCGATATCTGTAGTTGTTGATGGGGAGACATATGAGTTGTATGTCCAAGAAGTGACAAGAGGAGTCAACTACAAGCTGGAGATTAGTGGAGTAGTATCTCAGCCTAGTGTTTGGTCACAAACTGGGCAACCGGCAACAGGTACAGGAGGCATACAGCCTGCCCTACCAACAGAGACTACAGCTATAGTCAAAGACACTGTGCCATTTGTAGATGCCATGGCTGATACATTTGGTGTAATGTATGCTGTTGCTGCTACGGATCCAACTGCTTTGTGGCCAGGAGCTAAGATATACACATCGAACACTTATTCTGGCTCATATGACGAGAAGGGTACGGCCAATGGTGAGTCGGCAATGGGTGTGCTACAAAACTCCCCAGTTGATATGTGGGTTCAAGGATGGGATGAGGATTCTGTAGTTGATGTAGAGATGACAAATGGTGAGTTGTTTGGATGTAGCGAACAAGAGTGTCTAAATGGCACCAACAGACTCATGATTGTCAGGTCTGATGGAGAGACTGAAATCATTGGGTTTCAAAATGTGGAACAATTAGGCGACCGTAGGTACAGACTGACTAAATTGTTGAGAGGCTTGTGTGGCACTGATCCATGGTGTGAGTACCATTCTTTTGGTTCACAAGTTGTTTTACTTACAGTGACATCCACAAACTTCTTGGATTTAGGGTCATCAGGTCTAGGATCAAACAAATACTACAAAGTGGGATCAATAGGATCTTTGTTGTCTGAAGTTGAGTATGACAGAGTGGAAGTTATTGGTAGAACCAAGCGTCCATTCAGGCCCACACATCTTAACATAGAAGTGGGTCCAGATGAAACAAGGTCCATACAAGGTACGGACCTGTCTCTCAACTTGTCTGGAGGCAACTACAGAATTGAATCCAGCACAACTAACAGGTTTGCTGGCATCCAAGTGGGAGAGTACGTTCAGTTGGGAGGATCAGCATCAAACGATGATGAGTATCTTGTAACAGCAAAGCCTGATGAACAGACTCTTGTTGTTGATCATGCATTTACGCTACCTGATACTCCTCCCAACGGATCATACTCTTTGGGTGTTGGTCAAGCAAAAGATCTGGTCATCACATGGCGCAGACGGTCCAAGAAGTATTCAACCTTCCCAGCACCTGGACCGTTGTGTAGTGATGAGACTCCAGAGGCATACAGAGTGACTCTGCATAATGGTGGATCAGATTCAATACCGTTGAGGGATGAGATTGTTGGGTCTCCCAAGTTTGTCTACTCATATGCTGACCAGATTGCTGATGGATTCCCCAGCAGTAACGCACATATAAATGTCTTGGTAAGACAGGTTAGTACCCAGGTGGGTGATGGGACATTTGCTGAAAAGGACGTGTATAGATGAGCACTTTTACAACCAATATTGTTTTGCCCTATCTCTCCTCTGGCGGTGGAGACCAAATTGCCGCCCACAATGAAGGGCTCACATACCTAGACTTCACTGTGATGCCCCATGTTGAGTCCAGGGTTGAAATATCGCCACCAGCTGCAGCTACTGGTGAATGTTATATTCCAAAGGCTACAGCAACAGGAGCTTGGACAGGCAAAGAGAACAAGTTGGCGTATTGGACGGGCACAGGTTGGAAATTCCGCACACCACAGACTGGTTGGAGGTGTTGGTGTGTAGCAGAGAAGGTAATGTTGACTTGGACTGGATCTAAGTGGCACTCCGGATTGGGTGATGCTGTCTTTGCTGCAATGATGACAAGCCCCACAGCAAACCTGGGCAACGTGGGTGTTCGTAAGAATGTGACTTGGGATACAGAGCTGACAGACAACTCCAATTCAGCAACATTTACCCACAGCACCTCAACAAATCCTGAGCAAATCACCATCCAAGAGGCAGGGTTATTCGATGTGTCGTCAGATTTGACTTTTGATGTAACAGCTGGTGCTGTCGGCAACAGATTGGATGCGTTCTTGCTAAAGGGAGGCAGTGATGTCACTCCTTGTGGTTCATCATCGTTGTCCATGAGTGCCACATCTCCTACCCCGGCAACTGTACACCTACACAGACCTGTGACTGTTGCTGCGGGAGATGTGCTATCCATACAGGTGTGTCGCGGGTCTGGTGCAAATACCAGCACAATCAATTTGAAGGAGGCCCGGCTGTCCATCAGGAGGGTCCAATAGGTCTCCAGCACTGTAGAATAGTATAAAGTGCTGCATGACTCTATTCTCTAACCCTTCCTGCACCCTCATGCATTATTCCACAGGCTTCCTGACAAAACATGGTGTATCGTGGATTCAATGACCCATGCGTATTGTGGCAAATGCAGGTGCTTTAGATAACGATCAAGAGTAGGGATAAGAGATCGGGTTGATAAGGATTCTAGTCATGTGGCACTTTATACTACTTGCTGGTATCAGCCAACTCATACAATTATACGCCAGGGGCTCATAAGTCTGTATTGGGAGGCAGACAATCCGTCTTATATGCAACGCTTATTGGTGTGGGAATGAGTGACCAATCACATGATTTGGTGGTAGCATATGCAGGTTTCCCACAACACACTGTAAGTCTGGAATCTCCTACAAAGACTCTAGACTTTGAGCCGGATAGCCGATATACTTAGGCTGTCGTTAATATAGGACAGAATGAACATGGTCAGTGAACTTTCCACCAACTCTGTACTTGAGCCACTCTGTAAGGCCACGGCACAGCACTTTGCCGCCCCACACCTGTTCCCCAACGACTACCTTCATGTGGATGTCGATGAGGAAGTGAAGCGGTTCATTGTGTATGCTCAGGCGTATCGACCCTACAATGGGGTTGTACCTGTGGGGTGCTCCGAGAAGGACATCACAAACGTCAACGGCACACTGATGTTGAAGGACCGACACGGACCTTCCAACACGGCTGCTGACGGTTGGCTGAAGATGGTTCCTGAGCGCAAGGAACTGGGCTTTGGCAAGTGGCGGCTCGCCGGCACCGACTTCACGGCTTTGAGCATTCATCATGCTTGGCCGTCAGACAAGATCATCTTTGAGAATGATGCCGCCCGAGCGTTGTATGTGACTCTCCTGGGGCGGTTCCAGTCTCAACACATCAACAGCATTCGGGCAGCAAAGTACGACATTGAGGACGTGCTCCCACCGCTGCCTCCAGACTTCATCAATCACCCTGAGTTTCCGATCCTCAAGCATCAGATTGTGCCTCTGGTCAATAGCGTGCATCAGCCTGGGTACGCTCTGTTCATGGAGCAGGGCACCTGTAAGACCAGCACGACGATTGCCCGCATCTGCCTTGAGGCGGCACGCAAGAGGGCGGGGAAGATACCTGGGTGGCCTAGCACAATGTACCGGGTGCTCATCGTCTGCCCAAACGCAGTGCGTCACAACTGGGCCAACGAGTTCAGCAAGTTTGCTGTAGTCCCAGGCAAGGTGACGATCATGGATGGCGAGTGGGAGACACGCGTCCGCCGTCAGTTGGATGGCACGACAGACGATCCTGAGTGTGCGTGGTCAGCATGCATGATCGGGTATGACTCTGTTGAGCCCACTCTTGACTCCCTCATTCGGTCGCCCTGGGACCTGGTTGTGTGTGATGAGTCACACTGGGTCAAGAACCATAGGACGAATCGCTGGCAGGCTCTGCGCGATCTGCGCAAGAACGGCAAGACCCGTCAGTGGATGATACTCACTGGCACTCCCATCGCCAACACAGTCATGGATCTGTGGGCTCAGATGGAGTTGCTGGGTGATGGAATGTCCGGCTTCCTCTCATACAAGAACTTCACTGCCTTCCATGGCAAGTATGTCCACCTTGAGGGTGGCAACATGGGGACTGGTAGTGCCGTGGAGAAGCTGGTAGGCATCAAGCACATTCCTCTGATCCAGGAGCGGCTCTCACGCATTTCATATCGCATCACCAAGGCCCGAGCGGGGTTGAACCTGCCCGACAAGGTGTATGATGTTGTTGACGTTGAGATGACTGAACTCCAGGCCAAGTACTACAACACTATCCGTGATGAACTGGCTATTGAGATCAAGGGCATCCTGGAGGACGAAAGCCGCAGGATCAGGGCTGATCACATCCTCACAAAGCTGCTGAGGCTCGCACAGATCACGAGTGGGCACGTTGTGCTTGACGAGGAGCGTGACCTTGAGGGCAATCTCATTGCTGAGCAGGTGTCGAAGGATATCCCAGGCAAGAACCCCAAGATGGAAGCACTTGTCAGCCTCATGACTGATGAGGGGCGTGACCCCAAGGGCAAGACGATTGTCTGGGCATGCTTCCGTCACGACATCCAGTCTATCAAGGCCCGTATGGATGATGAAGGCATCGGAGCGGTTGTCTATTTTGGTGAGACTTCCGACCATGATCGTGATGAGGCTGTCCGCAAGTTCAACTGTGATCCTTCAACCAAGGTGTTCATTGCGAACCCACAGACGGCTGGTGCAGGTCTGAACTTGCTGGGTTATGACCCGGCACAGCCCGACCTGTATGACACCTACTGCGATCATGAGGTGTTCTACAGCCAGAACTGGTCCTCAGTGCTGCGTAGCCAGGCCGAGGATCGTGCTCACCGCAAGGGCACCCGTACCAATGTGCGTATCACGGACCTGACGGTGCCTGATACTGTTGACGAGGACATCCGCAAGGAAGTCACAAAGAAGCAGCAAGACGCAGAGGCCATTCAGGACATCAAGGACATTCTGCGAAACGTCCTGGGTATCCTCTGAGGAGTTCATCATGTCGTTGCCCCGAGTCATTCTGGCAGAACCAACGCAGCGGTTTGACCTCAGTGCGGCTGAGCGTCACGGCGAGTTGACGTATCTGTCCAGCAACTCTCTCAACCCATTCACGACGGAGGGGATGATTGGCATCTTCACCCACCGGCTGCGGGAGATCGGGTTCAATCCTGAGACAGACATCATCTGCCTCACAGGTCAGTCATTGACGACGGCCATCATGTTGGCAGTTGTAGCCAGTATGCATCCGACCTTCAAGATACTGATGTTCCATGCAGGCTCATCAGACTATAGGATGCGGGTGTTCCCGAGCCAAA